ATTAGTTAAATTTCTATATTTATCATTTACTTGGTTATTTTCTTCCTCTAATTTTATATATTTATCATTAAATTGGTTATAACAATTAATCTCAATTTCTCTAATAGCTCTTACATTTTTATAGTCGTCTTCTAATCTATCATATTTAGTGGTTAAATTATTATAATCAATAGTTGATTTAGCTAAATCAGCTGTTAATTTAGCTAAATCAGCTGTTAATTTATTTTTATCATCAGTTAATTTATTTTTATCAACAGTTAAATTTTTATTATTAGCGGTTAATTCAGTATTAGTACTAATTAATTCAATTATATATTTCTTTAATTTAATTATATATTTTTTTATAGACTCCATATCACTAGTCATAATATTTTTATGTTCATGTGATAATGATGGTTTTTTTAACATATTTATACATTTTTCTATAACTAGCATTAATAAATATAATTAATGATTAAAATGTTATTGTTTCAATTTTTTATAAATTTGTAATTAAATTAATGGTAATAATATCAATATAATTCATATATGTATTTAATGAATATATTAAATAATTATTTAATTCTATTGAATTATTATTTAATATTTCATCTATATAACCAAATATAACTCCTAACCTTTTTACAGTCCATATACTATTTAAATGTTTATAAATATCTTGTTTAATTTTTCCACCAGTAGAATCATAATTTGATAATATTGAATTAGGATCAACATCATTATTATCTATAAAAGAAGTAACAATATTCCTAAGTTGTTCTATATTATAAATAATTTCACTCCGTTGATATGTTTCTTTTAATTTATCAAATGTATCTAATAATTTATTAAATAAATGTATAAATTTCTTTTTATTATCAACAGATAAATAATATTTACAAGCAAAAATAATTGGAAAAAATATAATATTAATATCATTTTTAGAATCACGATATATATATCTAACTGTACCTTGAAAAACACCAACATCCTGAATAATAAATTTATTATTTATTATTGCAATTTTTGTACCAACCGGTTTGTATGCACAAATAAATAATTTTATAATAATAGATAACGGATCTAATGTATCATTTTTGTTTTTATTTATAAAATCTTTAATAAATTCCATATTTATAAATAAAAGAAAATATTAACTTAAATAAATAAATAAAAATAAATAAAATAAAAATAAATATTTATTTACAACTACAATTATAATAACATTTCTTAACTTTACAATAACAATCAATACATATTTCGTGATTACATATTGGTAATGTAATACTTAAATTATCATTATAACAAATAATACAATTTTTTATATTATTTGTATAAGTAGCAACAACAATTTTATTTTTATAAGTTTTAATTAGATGAGACTTTTCTAAATTTTTTAATATGTTGGTAATCAAATCATTAACCATATTAATTTTTATTAAAAAATTATAAATATTTAATTTATTATTATTAAAATAGGTTTGTAATAACTCATATGAGTATTTACAATCTTTTTTAATTCCTTCAATTAGATATAATTCCATTCTTTCATTATTTCTTTTATAATAAAACATTGCAATATCATAATAATATTCACCCATTATATAATATTTTAACATATCATCATAATTATTTTTATATTTATAATATTCAGCCAAATTATACATTGATGTTTTATCATTATTTTCTATAGCAATTAAATAATATTTTAACATTAGTTCATAATCAGAATCATTATAATTATAAAATTCAGCTAATCTTGCATTAGCTAGAAAATCACCATTATCTATTGCCATTTTGTAATATTTAACTGCATTTTCATAGGCTAATGGTATATCTTCCAATATTGGTTGTTCTGTTGTAATATCTTTTATATAATGATAATATATAGCCATATTATTCATTGCATCAATATTATTTTTTTCAATGGCTTGTAAAAAATAATCTTTGGTTTGATAATGGTCTAAATTATCCATATAATAATATAATCCAAATATATTTAATATATTACTATCAGTAAAATCATAAATATCTAAAATACCATTATTAAAAAGGGATAATAATATAGTATCATATTTTGTAGATTTATTATAATGACAATGTTTAAGCATATCTTTAATTTCGGCAAGTGATAATATTGATTGGGTCATTAATTGGGTCATTAATTGGGTCATTGTTTGGGTCATTTTAGTTGGTTAGTTAAAGAATTTATAAAACGATAGTATATTAATATAATTTCAATTTTTTATATCATATATACAATTTGTATAATATATATGATAATAATGTATGTAAAATATTAAAAAATATTTAATTACTGTAAGCAGCACCAGCCATACCAGACATAACTCTAAGCACGTTGTAATTGACAGTGTAAATATTTAATAAATCATTAGATGAAAGATTGTTAGCTGAATAATTAACATCAGTTGCATTCTGGGTTCCAAGAGTGACCTGTAAAGTAGCATTATCAATACGGGAGAAATTGCAAGTACCAGATGGTTGATGATCTTCAGGTTTTAAAGCAAAACTGTAAACATTGATACCATCAGCAGGGGTATTTGAAAAATGTTGCCATGGTTGAACATAGTTAAAATAGTATCCATCACGTTCCTGGAAACGATCAGAACCATTAAGCTGAAGTTTAGCAGAAACACATGGATTATCAGAACCATCAATATTATTACCATAATTGAATTGATTCTGAACACTGTATGATTTAGAAGCTACAAAATCATCTGCAGTCGTAGTTGGTGTTCCAAAAGCACGGGTAGCACCGTCACTACCAAGGGACATATCAGTCAAAGTAAAGTTATTAGTTAGTAAAACAACATTTTCAAGAGTGGCAGGGTATACAGTTGAATCATCTGCAAATACAAATTGAGCTGATACTTTATCTTCAATAGCAGAAGCAACCCATGAAGCCCTACCTGGTGATGATACTTCACCTGAAATGCTACCTGAAACTGTATAGACCTCACCAGCTTTAGTTAAACCAGCGCGGGTAGCAATCCACATAACTTTAGCATATCTTTCACGGGCTGCTTCCCAATCATTATCAGTAGCATAAGCTGGATAATTATTGGCATTAGCATACTTGCTAAGATGAGGAGCCCAGATAAGGAATTTACTGGGATGGTTAAAGTTAAGACGATATTTGTTATTGGTGGAAGCTAATGATTCAGAACCTGTAAATTGTAGCTGTTCAAAAAGATATTCGTGTGATGCTTGTGCGAATCTTTTTCTTTCTTCAGAATCAAGATAAACATAATCAATAATCAACTGTGCATCTTTCATACTAATAGTAGGACCAACAGTAGCATTAGTCATTACATTAACACATTGGGATGCTTGTCTAAAGTCAATGGTAACTCTAACATCGTGATACTGTAAAGCAATCAAAGGTAATGCAAGACCGTTGTTTCTGTTAAACCAAAATTGAAGAGGAACATACATAACATATGCAGGTTTTCCATTACCATTAATAGTAGTAAGTTCTGGAACATCACCAACCATACGAGCGTATCCGCGTTCCTGTCCGGTCTTGTGGGAAAGTTCATACCAAATATTTAACCAATCACCATATTGTTCATCAAGTTTAGAACCACCAATTTCAATTTTATAGTGTTGAACGGTAGCAAGACCCAATCTACGAACATATCCAAAATCAGTGCCTGAAGCGACAGAGTTAAGACTAACTTGAACGTACATATTAGTAATCAAATCACCATTTCTATTAATGGTGCAGGTAACAGTTCTTCCGAAATCAGAAGCACCGTTAAAGGTCTGTGGAATAGGTTCTACAGCAAAATTGGTATGTCTTCTGTAGACAACTTTAAAAAAAGTAATTTGGGGACTACCAGTAAGGTAGACATCTTGAGCTCCGTAAGCTACTAGTTGCATCAATCCTCCGCCCATATATATATAATTAATTAGATATTTTTTTATTTTTATAAATATTAATTAATCGTTTAAAAAACGCTTAATTAATTAAATATTTATAAAAATAAATCAATTTTTTGATTTTAAAATCAATTTTTTAAACATTTTTAAATATTTTTAAATATTTTTTATAAATATTTTTTTTATAAAAATTAAACTTAATTATAATTAAATATTTATAAAAAAGTTTAAAGTCTATTTAATTTATAAATTATATAATGTCTTTTAAAATAAAAAATGATTCTAAAAAAATAGAAAATAATATACAAAATATTAAAGAATCGCAAACATTAGACAAAAAACATAAAGAAATAATTAAAAATTTTAAAATTGATAAAAGTAAAATAGAAACTTATAATGAAGATATTGAAATAATAAACGATAAACTTTTACAAATGGATAAATATAGATATAAATTTACAATAGATGATTTAAATGAACGAGCCCAATTATTAAATAAAAAAGATGAATTAGATAATATAAAAAAAAATTTAACTGAAAATTTTAATGAAATGGATTATTATGATAAAACTGGTGATTTAATAATTCAATACTATGAATTAAGAGATGAAAATAAAAATATTATTAAAGAATCAAAAAATATAATGGAATATTTAGGAAAAAAAAAAGTAGATAAACCAATTGATACTGATGTAAATAAAGCCGATTTATTTGAACAATATTGGAAAAGAATTGAAGGGGTACGTATTAATATGGATGATGGTACCAAAAGAATAAAATATTGCGATGATTGTAAATTAGAAAAAATATTAGATTATGGTATTTCTGCTTATGTGTGTCAATGTTGTGGAGAAATAGAAGATATTATATTAGATGAAGATAGACAAATAAAAGATTATTCACCATATAGAAGAATAAATCATTTTAGGGAATGGTTAAATCAATTTCAAGCCAAACAAACACCAGAAATATCAGAGGATGTATATAAAGATATTATAATTGAATTAAATAAAAATAGAATAAATAATTTTAATGAATTAAATAAAAAAAAAATGAAATTAATATTAAAAAAATTAGGTTATAATTCATATTACGAACATATTCATTATATTATTAATAAATTAAGTAATTTACCACCACCTAAAATAACTAGAGATATGGAAAAAATATTTATTAAAATGTTTACAAAAATTCAATTACCCTGGGAATTATATAAACAAAAAAATAGAAAAAATTTTTTATCATATTCATATGTTTTATATAAATTTTGCGAATTACTTGAATTAGATCATTTATTAGACTGTTTTACATTACATAAGGATCCTAATAAATTAATGGAAAATGATGATATATGGAAGAAAATATGTAATAATTTAAATTGGGAATTTATTAATTCATTTAAATAAAAATTGAATTATATTAAAAATAAAGAGTATATTTAATATATAATGAATAATATAACAGATAAACTAAATAATTTAATAATTGATGATGATAAAAATAATATATCCTCAAATATTTTAGTAGATATAATTAATATTCAAAAAATAAAAGAACAAAAAGTAAATATTTGGAATAATAGTATTTATAAAGATTTACCAGTATTACAAGCAAATAATATAGGTATTGTTGGTGAAATGTTAATACAAAAAATATGTGAAAAACAAAAAATTAATTCAAAAATTGATGGAACTAAAACTAAACAAATTGGAGGTTCTAAAGATGGTGATGGTAAAATTAAAACTAAATCAGTTGAAATAAAAACATCACATATGGGCTCATCAAATCATTCATTTCAACATGAGTTAGGAGAATATCCATGGAATTCTGATTATATGATTTTTGTTGATATTAGTCCGAAAGATGTATATATAACAATTTTTAAAAATTTTACAGAGGAGCAATATAAAAAAAATAGTTTTAAATGTATTCCATATTTTCCAACAAAATCAATTATACGTAGAAAAGGTATTGGTAATTTTAAATTAGATACATCACAAAAAATAAATGAATTGTGTGTATCAAATGGATATTCTATAAAACTATTAGATAATAATATAAATGAAATAGGACAGTTTATTAATAAAAGTATTATTTAATTTTTATATTAAAGCATTTATAATTAATGATGTTCTTAAATTATAAGCTGAATTAGTAGATAAAAAAGCAATATCACACCATTTAATACTTTTACATTTTTTTATCATATTTTCTTTATCTTTTAGAAATACAATACCATATCCTTTTTTATTTGGTAAATCATTAAATGATAAATATAATTTCATTGTTTCCTTTCCAAAACATGTTGATGGTATATATATATCACATTTATTTAACATTTTTTTATTTCTTGTAGTAGAAACTGTACCACCGTCTGATAAAGAATATACTCTTATTTTGTCATTTTTATTTGAATTTATAATAAAATTATTATTAGAATTATATTTAGACCATATTTGAAAAACACAATTTATATCAACTTCTATTTTATCTGGAGTATGAAAAAAGCCAGATAATTTTTCACTATAAATTAGGTTATAGCCTTTTACTCTTTTTCTAGGGGAACCTTTACCATCGCTTTCAAATAATTGTGGTAGAATAAATGCCACATAATCGGCAAACTCATATGAATGATTTATAAAATTTAATGCGGTATGTCCTCTTAATCCAAATGGCGGGTTACCAATTATACAATATTTTTTAGTTGTATCCATAGGTTTCCATAATAAAAAATCTTGTTTTATAATATTAGCATGTCTTGGTTCAATATCTAAACTAATTGAATTAGATGGGATACATTTTATAAAACTACCATCGCCGGCAGATGGTTCAATAAATATATATTCATTTATTGAAATTTTAGTAATCTCAATAAATTTATCCCAACAATTTTTAGCAATATCAATTGGTGTAAAAAATTGATCTTTTTGATTTGATTTATAAATACTATAATCTATATCTTTTGTTAGTAATCTTAACAAATCAAATGTATAATGATATGGTATATTATCTAGTTCAATCCATCTATGTATTGTTCCTATTGCTAAATTTAATTTTATAGCAATGTCTTTTAATTTATATGTTTGTTGTAGTTCAATTAATAAATTTTTATTATTATATTCTATTTTAGGATCAGTCGTTTCTATTATTTGAGTTTCTATTATTTGAGTTTCTATTATTTGATTTTCTTGATTTTCTTGTTTTTCTATTAATTGATTATTAATAATATCAATTAATTCTAATTTATTTTTTGAAGAATAATTAATAATAGCTAGTTCTTTGCATTTATTTATTAATTCTTTTTTTGTTATTTTGATTAAATTATTTTTATTATCTATTGTATTTAGCATATTAGTTATTATAATATTAATAATTGTTTTTAATTCAATTTTTTATCTAATATTATATAATATGAATCATTTATTATATAATATATCTGTGTTAATGTTATTTTCTGGTTTAATTATTTTAACCTATTATTTATCCAAGGCATATAATCAAAAAACAGTATGTCCTAGAGCAATACGTGATGATAAAGAATCAACAATTGATGAAACTTATAATATGAGACCTACCCAAATATTTAATAAAATGTTTTCAGATCCTGATATTTGGCAGGGTTATGAATCAATTAGTGTTAAACATAATAATTAAAATATTTATTTAAAGATTATATTTTATAATAATTATATATAATATGTCAAAAGTAGATTATTTAACCGAAGATACCCTTAATCCATCCGATCAATCTTTCATTTGTGTTTCATTTTTTAGTAAAAATTATATTAAACAAGCAATTGATAATAATAATGATTATAGAACTGAAGAACAAAAAGAAACATATTCAACTGAAGATAATGTTTTTGCATTAAAATTTAGAGGTGCATTTTCAACATATGAAGGTGCGTGTGCTCATGCTGAACGTTTAAGAAGTGTTGATCCCCATCATAATGTTTATGTTATGGATAATGGTAAATGGTGTGCTTTTATGATTGATGATAATGATAAATATGTTAAACAAACAGAACACGCTAACGAACAGTTAAATGATATGATGAAAAAATATTTGGAAAATCAAGAAAAAGCTAAAGTATATCATGAATATAGAAAAAATCAATTGGTTACTAAAGGTTTAGAAGAAAATCTTGAAAATAGAAGAAAGAATTTTGATGAAGTAGAAGAAGAATTAAAAAATACAACTGATAAAGCTGAAAGAAGAAAAATAAAAGACAAACGGGAATCACTAGAAGAACAAATTAAAAAGTTAGAGGAACGTAAAAATGATATTGAAGAACAAACTAAAAATTTGGAAACTAAATTAAAAGTATAAAAAGGTAGAAACAATATTTTTATAAAAAGGCAGAAACAATATTTTTATAAAAAGGTAGAAACAATATATCAATAATATTATAAATTATAATATTATTTTTATAAATTAATAATTATTTAATTTTATCAATAATTATTTTAACAGAATTTTTTTTATTCATAGCTATATTAGGATCAAATAATACTAATTTTTTATTCCAATCTTCATCATAAGATTCTTTATGAAAATTTAAAAATTTTTTTGATCCTATTTTAAATGATGGGGTTGGTTTGGCTCGATACCAAAATACCTTATCAGATATATTTTTACTATGAATTCTATTATTAATTACCATACATCCAAAATTTTCTGTTAATTCACTAAATACTTGTTGGAATATATCAAATGTTGGAAACATACCTGCATAATGGTCGTATAATCTTTTTCTATTAGATGTCATATCCTCGGCTAGTAAAAATATATAATCAAAATTAGATCTTAATTCTGGTGGAATACCTAATGAAAATTGCATTGTTAAAATAAATGATAAATGATGATGACGTCCATTAAAAAATAATTCTAATATATTTGGATCTTTTAACCATGTACCTTTTGAACTCATACAATCATCCATTATTAACATAATACGATCATCTTTTTCAGTTTTTCCTTCATCCTTTCTTTTTTTATTATCAGTATTCATTATACTTTGTCTTTCATAGACCCTTGATAATACATTAGAATCATATTCATAATATATAAATGAATCAGGAATGAAATCACCATAAAATCTATTTAATTTTTCAGTACGGCTTATTGCTATGGCTGATGGTATAGAACGTTTATGATACATAATTTCACGAGTTAAATAAGATTTACCACTAGCTCTTTTTGCAACCATACAAATAGTGCAATGTTCTGCCATATCTGGAATACTGAATTTTTTAATTTCTAAATGGGATGCTCCGAACCTTATATTTTTTGTTGTCATTTAATATTAGTGAGATAAATATTAATATCGTTTATTAATTTATTTAATATAATTAAAAATCTGGTGGACCAGTATAAATAGCATTTAATACATTATTATTATTGGGTATAATTTCAATAGTTTCAACTGATTTAAACATAGTCATACAATTGTTATAATTAAAATCTTTATAATTAAAATCTTTATAATTAAAATCTTTAATTATTATAACAATTAATGCAGATACAATAGGTATTTTAACTTTATCATAAAGGGTAGTCCTAGTTATACCTTGTTTTAAATCATCATTATTTTGTAACCATAATACAAGAATAAAAACACTAAGAAAAATTATAATATTTATAATAGTCATTAAATTAAATAAGAAATAATTATTTTCTATTTAATTTATATATTAAATGAAAAATAGTTTAAATATAGAAGACCCAGACATTAAAAAAAAAATAGTAAAGTATTTATTATTTGGATTTATAGTTGGATTATCTGTTAGATATGTACCTAAAAATACAATTAATAATAAAGAAATAATTATGATTGGTGCAATTGCATCAATATCATTTGGTATTATTGATATTATATCGCCATCAGTTGTGGTAAAATAAAATCAGTTATTTATTATTTAAATAATTATTAAGAAATGTTTTTTGTGAGTCATCATTTTTTGGTATATTTTGTTCTTTTTGATCACCATTAGAAAAAACTTCTTCAAAATGACCTGTGTTTTTATTACAAATTGATGTTTCAGTTTCATTTAAATCATTTTCTATTATTTTTTTAATTCTCATATCGGTTGATGTTTTATTATCGGTTTGATTATCGGTTTGATTATCAGTTAATTTAATAGTTTTACCATTTATAATACCTAATATTTTTGCTCCTACAGTATCTTGAGTTATTGTATAATTATTATTTTCTATTATTTTATTAGAATTATTATTTTTTATTATTTTATTAGAATTATTATCAGTTACTATATTTGCTTTATTTTCTATTTTTTTAGAATATTCATTTGGTGTATATAAATCTTTTTGTACTAATCTAGTAATATTTTTTTCTTCAAAATCAGAAATACTTTTATCAAAATTATTATCATTATGATTAACAATAACTTCTTCTTCTCCTAAATATATTTGTAAAATATGTTTAACTGGTAGAAATTTTCTAATACCTTCTTTAATACAGTCTTTTATTAATAATATAGAATCACGATGATTTCTTTTTAATTCAATGGGGGGATAATTATGATAAAATAAATATGGATTATTCCATAATTCACGAGCACATTCTATATAGATAATATGAATAAAATCTTCTATTTTTATATTTTGATACAATGATGGATCTACTTTTACCTGGGCTGATACAGATGGGTTATATGTTAATACTATTATATTTGCTTTTAATGTGGCTTTTATTAAATCTTCTAACCATGAATAACTTTTTGAATTATTCATAATACGTTGAGTTTCATTTTTAATTGTTTCATTGTTCCATTTTGGTATCTTTTGCATTCCCATTTGAAAATATTTTAAAATATGTTCGTTAGGTGATGATTTACTAACTTCAGTATATACTGATTGCAATCCTTCATATACTAAAGGTGTTAAAACATTAATTAGTTGGGTTGTATATTCTTGTTTTGTTTCGACAAGAAAGGTTAGCATTATTAAATACTTAGATATTAAATATTAATAAATATATATAATACGTTAATAAATATAATATTAATCTAATCCATTTTTGTATTTTGTTGTCCATGATTAGCTAAATAATCATTATCACTTTTGGTATAACAAACACAACCTCCTCCAGTTTGACCGTTATTACAAGAAAAATTAGAACCAATATAATTACTTAAATCCATTTTATTATTTGGATCAGTGGTATTAAATGGAATAGGCCATTGAGTAAATTTACAACATTGTTGAGAACAAATATTTTGGTCTATTTTAGGAAGTTGTAAATTATCAAAAGTTTCTTTTAATTTATTTGTTTCATTTATATTTATATTTTCTAAACATGGTAATATAAAAACAACAAATATAATACCAATACAAATTAAAATAAATAAAAAATTATTATTATTATTATTATTTATAGCCATTATATATTAAGCATTAGATATTTTTCCTATTTATTATTAATGAATAATTTAAAAAAAAAAGATAAATCAAATATTTTAAATAAAATTACTATATATAATAATAATAAAAATATAGAAATTAATAAAAAAATAGATATTAAAAAAAATTATAATATTAATTTTGATGAAAAAAGAAAAAATATTATAATAATTAGTGATGATAAAAATAAAAAATTAGTAGGTAATTATATTTTTTTTGGTATTTATCAACCGGATACAAAATTATGGATTTGGTCCAGTTCAATACCTGGTGTAAATAAAAATCAAATTAAATTTATTAATGATTTGAGAAATAAAAAATTTATATTTGAAAATGATGATAATATAGATACTATTTTTATATATCAGTTATTATCTAATGATGTTATATATATTGATAATAAAAATATGTTTAATCTTATAAATAAAACATTAAATTTTTTAGTTGATGGAATATTTGTTTTTAATCCAATAAATAATACTAATAATATACAATTTATTGGATTAACAAATATTATTGAAGAATATGTATAATTTATAAATTTAAACTACTTTAATTAATTTTATAATTTTTTTTTTATCTTTTGAATTTAGTAATTTAAATTCAGTAGTTTTATCAATTTTTAAACATAATTCTATTTCTTTGACTGTAATATCTTTAGTATAATTATTTAATATTTCTATTAGTTTAACTTCATTATTAGTTAAAATATAATGATTACATATTTTATTTAAAATTAATATATCATAAATAGATTTATTTGGAAATATTTTTAATAAATTTGTAATATTTTTTCTATTGATATTTTTTAAGGATGTTTTATTTAAATCAGATGAAAATTTTATTTGACTATTATCTATTTTATAATTTTTATTACTTTTATTTATCCAATATGATGTATTTAAACATGTATAAAAACCATGTATATTTTGTAAATACCAATTTTGATCGGTATAAATACTTGTTTCAATATTGTCACCACGTGATATTGAATCTGATATTTTAACTAGATTATATAATGTATCAGACCAATTGTCTTTATTTTTATGTAAAATCTTTTTAATATAATTTTCGTGGATCATTAATGGTAATAATACTTTTTCAAATTCATATAATTTTATTATAGTTTCATAATCTAGATAATTATTTAATATTTTATTTGTTGCATCAAATAAACCTGTATCTATATTTTTTGGTCTTGATTTTTCTATGAATAATGCTATATTATTTTCATCAATAAATTTATAATGAAATGATAATTCTTGTAATAAATTTATTAAACGTCTAATATCAAATTGTGAAAATAATATTAATTCATTTAGTACTGTTTTATTTTTTATTTTAATATTTTCATTATCGCAAATTTTATAAATTAATTCATATATTTCAGTTAATGCTGGATACTCAAATACTATTTCCTCACAATTTTTTTTTAGATCATTTAATAATTTTGAATGTTGATTATTTGATATAAAAATTAAAGGAAATGCTTTTAATTTATTATTTTCTTTATAAATATCCATAATATATTTTTTTTCACTTGTTAAAGTTATATTTTCAGTTTCTTCAAATATTAAAACTAGTTCTTTCTTTCTTTCTTCATAAAAATTAATTTTAGAATATATAGAATTATTATGATTATAATAATCATTAAAGTCGTCAAAAATACGGTGATCTTTAATTTCATTTGGATAAATAATACGGGTTAAATAATTTAATTCATTTAATAATAATTTTATAGTAAGACTCTTACCTATTCCATGTACTCCTGATATAATAATAGATCTTGATTTTAAATTATTTATATTTAGTAACCAATTTTTAATTTTTGTTATAGGTTCTTTATGTCCAATTATATCTGTTAATACGGTGGCTTTATATTTATTAACCCATGAACTTTCCATTATTCAATTATAATTATAAACTTTTAAATATTATTATTTTATAAAAAGTTTAGTTTTTGTTTAATCATATATTTTTTATATTTAGTTTAAAATTTTTATAAATAATATAAAAAAATATAAAAAAAATTTCTAGTTTAAAATATATAATTAGTTATGGATAATAGTAATAAATATAACCAACGAAAAGAAAATTCAGGTAAAGACAATGTATCAGTTGATGTTGAAATTCAAAAATTATTTAAAAGAAGTAATGGAAAAATCAATCAACAAGACTTTGTAAACTTACGTAATAAATATGGTAATGAAGAATTAATTGAAAAAATTCAACGTGGTTTTGTTGAAAAATATACTATGATTACAAAAAAAGCCAAGAAATTTGCCCAGCTTATCCGTGATAAATATGCCAATAGTAGTTATCCATTCCACGTTCTTTTAGAGAAAGCTAAAAAATATAAAGATAAATATAGACTTTCAGATGAAGAATTTAGTGAATTTCAAAGAATTTATGAAAATGAATTAGTTGGACTTAAAAGTCCTGATATTCTTCAACCTAATACTAATCTTCAGAAACTATTAGGTAGTGTAAATGTTGATTATCAAGGTTTTACTAATGCATTATCTGATAGTGACTATAAAGTTCTTCAAGACGTTCTTAAATTAAATGCCACTAGTAAAGGTCTTCATAGTCAGGTTTTCTTACAATCTATGCAATATCAAGATTGTGGACTTGAAGCTTTGACTGGTAAATATAATAGAGATATTCATAGCATTGCTAATAACGTTCATCCAGTTATTGCTGCCCTTTTCTTACCAAGAATTGATGTTTTAGAACAACATTTTATCCATTCCAATATTTCAAATATTGTTAAAACTAGATACAATAAAGAACAATTTACCTCAATGGCTGATGTTCTCTTATATGATGCATTAATTAAAGATCCTAATGATGTTGTCTGTGATACTAGATCAGTTATGGTTGATTTATATAATAGAGCCCAATTACAAAATCAATTATGGAATAATGTATTATCCCTTCGTAATGGTCAATATTATAATGCATCATTTGCTGAATTTATCACTGCCGTTGATACTTGCAAAATGAATAAATATGATAGCCCAGACCTTGTCTATGGAAGATTTGATGGTACTATTCTTAAAAGATTACTTTCTGCATTTTCATTTAGACCTACAGTTATCACTGTTACCCCTAGTTTTCAAATGTTTAATGCTAATCCTTATCAACAAAATATTAAACCTATGGTTACCAATGTGCATATGATTAACCTTAAATTACCATATAGTAATGATAACGAACCTGTTGATCTTAATGATGCATTACAACAAACTCAACTTATTGTTGAAAATGGAATGGTTGTTCCTAAAAATACTTCATTAATCTATTCCCGTGGTGTTTTATTCTTTTATGTTGATAGACGTACTAATATTATTACCAATAATCAATTATCATCTTTTGCTTTTACTAAACTACCAAGTGCTGTAGCCGGTTTTGAAAGACTTAATGACAGAAGAATTAATTTTGAATATAGTTTTAGAATTAGACAGGATGAATATAAATTACGTTCAGTTGTATTAAGTGAAACTAACCAATTTGCACAAGAGAAAAATATTGTTATTGGTTCAAAGACTGCCGTTATAGTACCTGCTGATTATGATGCTGGTAGATACACTGATGAATACATATTATATGATCCTTATTGTGCTGGTAGTATTACAGTTGTTAATAGTGTTGTACAAACCTTTCAACCTATCCAACCCATCCCAAATCTTGGTGCAAATGATGTGTTAGGATTTAATCAACTTGCTAGTACAACAGGAATTATTTTCATGTATGAATTAGTAAAAGACACCACATCTGGTACAATTATCTATTAAATTATCTATTAAATTATAATAAACTAAAAGAATTATTAATATATATATATATTAATAATTTTCTTAATAATTAATAAAATATACTTAAAATTAATGAAATATATCAAAATTTGCAGTCGGTAATGTTCTATTAGCCGTACTTGATTGTGGTAATGGTGGTAAATCTCCTCTTTTTTCAATATCTCTTAAATATCCCAATTGTTGTTCAAAATTTGTAATAATATTTGGTAATATTTCACCAACAGTATTACAATTTAATTCATATATTTGACCTTTTATATTATATGGTAAATTTTTAGCATTTTCTATAAATACATAACGCATTACAATTATTAATTTGTCTTTACTTTGAAAATTAATTTTATATTTATTATTAGTTTTTTTCCAGACTGATAATACAATTTGTTTATTAATTAAATTTATATTTTCATCTGAAAAAAATATTTCTTCTAATTTAGATTCTTCATTTTGATTAACTTTTATAATATTTTTAACTAATTGCGAACGTATAGCTTTTGTATTTGGATTATAATCCTGAAAAAAACCAACAGGAGTTGTATTTAAATTCATATAATATAATATAGATAAATAATAATTATAATATAGATAAATAATAATTATACTATAGATAAATAATAATTATACTATAGATAAATTATTATTTAAAAATTAAATAATTTATTGAGTTAATGCAATGGGTAGAAAAATATAGACCTAATAAATTAGATGATATAACAACACAATATAATATTATACAATCTTTACGTAATGGTATTAAAACTAAAAATATACCCCATTTAATTTTCTATGGTGGGTCTGGTTGTGGTAAAACATCAACCATACATGCCCTTGCAAAAGAACTTTTTGGTGATAAATATATTTCTAATAGAATAATAGAATTAAATGCATCTGATGAAAGAGGAATTAATGTTGTTAGAGAAAAAATTAAATTATATGCTAAACAAGCAGTTAAATTAGATGATAATATTCCACCGTGGAAAATAATTATTTTAGATGAAGCAGATACAATGACACCAGATTCACAATTTGCATTAAGACGTATTATAGAAGAATATTCAAAGGTTACGCGTTTTTGTTTTATTTGTAATTATCACAATAAAATCATTGATCCTATTATTTCAAGATGTTCTTTATTTTGTTTCAAACCAATTTTAGAAAGTGATATCTTTAATAAAATAAAAATGATTAGTATAAAAGAAAATTTTCATTGTTCTGATATATTATTAAATAAAATAGTTAAACTTTCAAGAGGTGATTTAAGAAAAGCAATTAATTTTTTACAAAAATGTTATAATTGTTATAGTGAAGAATATAATGATAATATTTTAGAAGAAATATCAGGAATATTACCTAATAAACTATTTACTGAATTAACTACATATATTTTTAATAAGGATTTAAAAAATATTGATAATTATATAAAAAATATATGTATGCAAGGTTATTCATTAGTAAATCAAATATTACTTTTCCACGATTATATTATTAGTGGTAATCTATCAAACGACCAAAAATCAAATATTATTTTAAAAATTGCTGATGTAGATCAAAATTTAATTAAAGGTTGTGATGAATATATACAATTTATTAGATTAGTTTATTATATTGTTAGTATAATATAAATACTTTAATTTAAAGGTATTAATTCTTTTTACTTAATATTATGGCGAATTATTTACCTTGGATTGAAAAATACCGACCCCAAGATTTTAACAGTATAATAAGTAATGAACAAAATTTAATAATTTTAAAAAATATGTTAAAAGATTATTCATTACCCCATTTATTATTTCACGGCACATCAGGAACAGGTAAAACATCAACAATAATGGCTTTAGCTAAAGAATTATATGGTAATAATATAAATTTAATGACTATGAAATTAGATGCTTCAGATGATAGAGGTATTAATTCAGTCCGTGAAGAAATAAAAGGATTTGCTGAAAAAAAAAATATGTTTCAAAAAGGCGTTAAATTAATTATACTAGATGAAGCTGATTCAATGACATTTGATGCTCAGTTTGCATTAAGAAGAATAATAGAAAAATATTCAGAAACTACTAGATTTTGTTTAATATGTAATTATGAAAATAAAATAATTCCTGCAATTAGATCACGATGTGCTAATTTTAGATTTAATCCTATAAATAAAAATGAAATAATTGAAACATTATTAAAAATAAGTACAAATGAAAATTTAAGTATTTATGATAATTCATTAGAAATTATAGCCCATTTATCAAATGGTGATTTGCGAAAAGCCATAAACTTATTACAATCAATATCAATGAAATCACATGAAATTATACCAATAAATTGTTATGAAATTGCTGGGGTACCTACATATGATGATATTAATAATATATATCATTATTTAAATATGAAAGATATAAATTTTATTGAAATATATAATAATATTAATTTAATAATTAAAAATAATGGTTATTCATTAGATATTGTATTAAAAGAATTAACATTGAAAATATTAAAAAATTCTACCATAAATAATAAAGCTCAATTATTAAGCGATTTATCTGATTTAGAAAATAAAATAACAAAAAGTATATTTACTGATATTTATACTAGTGCTTTAATTGCTATTTTTATTAAAGCTAATAATTAATTAAAAATTGAATATAATTTTAATTAAAGTTAATTATTAATAATTGTATGTATCTAATATCTACTTTAATACTTTTTATGATTTTAATAATTCATTATAATATGATAATATATAATAATAAATTAATACAACACGATTATTATAAAATTATATTATGTCAATATTTTGAAAATAATATATATAATAATAAATATAATAATATGACATTACAACAGAAAAATAATACATATGATTTTTTAAGAGATTATTATTATTATGAAACACTGTTCAGTAGCCCATTTATAAGATTTACTAATATCGAACAAGAAGTATATATTATTTCTAGAAGGCTAGTATTTGATGAAACCGATTTATTTGATATATATTATTCAATATGTATCAAAAAAATTGAAAACAATTAATTTAAACAATAAAACATAATATTAATGACTGCCATTAATAAATTATCGTATGAATTACAAGACCTAGTTATGTTACCTAAATTTGAAAATAATATAAGTATTATATCGTGTATAGAAGAAACCAACTATGATTATGAAATTAATATTAAAATAAATAATATTAATTTCATTATTAAATCCAATTTTTTAAATTACTGTTTTATTGATTCGTCAATAATTAATATAAATGAATTAAACCAATTAATTTTATATAGTAATTATTATAAATCATTAAATAATTTAATAGAAGCTATCTATAAATTTCATAATAATACTAAAATTAATACTATTAAATATAATAAAATTATATATAATGATACTTATAATTTTTATAATAAAATAGAAGAGAAAACAAAAATATATATAAATTATAAAGAATTAGAAATTAATTCATCAAAAAATAAAAAATTAAGACCGCATTATATTAATATACCAAATGAATTATTATTAAATTATAATCAATTATACAAATTAATAATAAATGAAATAAAAAAAATAAATTCAAATTATGAATATCCTCATTATATAGAAACAATAAATAATAATATATTTGAACTTAAAATGACATTAATATTAAGTAATTCTAAATTAGTTGAATTAAAAATAAATTTAAATCCAAATTTATATCCATTTTTACCGCCTGTATTTGAATTAATAAGTCCAAACGTTAAATTTGAATTACAATGTGCTATTATAAATATAAATATATCTAAAATTTGCAATTGGAATTCTGCTATATCATTAGAATGGATTATTATAAATCTTGCATTAAAATTAGATAACATAATTGATGAATATATTGAATTAGATAGTGTATATGATGAAATAGAATTAAATTTATTAAAATTTACAAATTTAATAAATATTAATTATACAAATAAATTAAATATAAATTTAGATATAATAAATTTTTACACATTAGATACACCATCAAATACTAATCAAACTTATTGGAATTCAGGAACTGGTTATGGTTCTAATAGGGCTGGCACTAATTGGGATATTAAAAATTATATTAGAGAAAAAGAACATAAACAATACGAAATATTAAAATATTTAGAAATAATTAATAGTAAAATAACAAATGAAAATATAATATTTATTAAAAATTCAACATTATTAATATATATATTAAATATTACTGATGGTATTAATATGTTAGAATTAGAAACAAATAATAATATATTTAATGAAATTTTTAATATATTATTAAAGCTAATAAATTTTAGTAATTTTAATAAACTAGATTATAATGATTTTATAATTAATTTTACAAAAAATTTAAAATCTATGAATGAAGAAATAATATTACTATTTGAACAAAATGAAGAAATGAAAAATAATGAATTATATCAAAATTTATATAAGGTTTATAATATATATATTTCATTATTAGAAGTGGAAATAATTATAACAAAACAAATGGATATTAATAATTTAGAAAATGAATATTGTAATATAATGAAACCATTACAATTTAATACTCACGAAATAGCAAGTACCCATCGTTTTTATGATCAAAAAAATAATAAATTAGAACCTGCTACAATAAAAAGAATTATTTCTGAAATATCAACATTTAAATCTGGTTTACCATTAAATTTTGATTCATCTATCTGGATAAGAATAAGTAAAATGAATATGAATATTTTTACATTTATTATTTCTGGACCTAAAGATACTCCTTATGATAATGGATTATTTGAATTTCATGTTTATTTTCCTATTAATTATCCAAATGTTGAACCTAAAGTATTATTAAATACAACTGGTGATGGCACTGTTAGATTTAATCCTAATTTATATAATAGTGGAAAAGTATGTTTATCATTACTAGGAACATGGTCCGGTCAGCAAAGTGAAAAATGGAACCCAAAAACATCAACCTTTTTACAAGTTTTAATTTCTATACAATCATTAATTCTAGTAGAAGAACCATATTTTAATGAACCAGGATATGAAAGTGAAATGCATACAGCAAAAGGAAAATTAAAAAATAAAAAATATAATAATAATCTTTATATTGAAACAATTAAATATGCAATGATTAATATGATTAATAATCCACCTGTTGGTTATGAAGAAGTTGTTATACAACATTTTAAAATTAAGAAAAATAATATTATTGAAACTGTTAATAAATGGTTAGAAAGTTCAGTTGAATGTTTTAAACCAGCATTAATAGTTCAAATTAATTTGTTGACTGAATTATTAAATAAATTAAATTAAATTATTTTATTAACAAATAATACATATATTATTATT